GGAAATATATCCGGGAAAAATCTTTAGAAGACAAGCAGGGATGCCCGGACAAGCTATACATGGTTTGAAATTTCCAAACACAGCACCTGAAAATATGATGATGTTTGACAAGTTTAGACAACTTGCAGATGAACAGACAGGAATACCTAGTTACTCACATGGTCAAACAGGAGTACAAAGTATGACAAGAACTGCATCTGGAATGTCTATGTTGTTAGGTGCATCAAGTCTTAACATTAAAACAGTTGTCAAGAATATTGATGACTTTTTATTAAAGCCTTTGGGAGAAGCTTTCTTTCATTGGAATATGCAATTCATAGAATCAGATATAGACATTGTTGGAGATTTAGAAATCGAAGCACAAGGTACATCAAGTCTGATGCAGAAAGAAGTAAGATCACAAAGATTAACTACGTTCTTACAAACTGCACAAAATCCTGCAATTGCACCTTTTGTTAAGATGTCTAAACTAATAAGCGAACTAGCGTTTAGTCTTGACTTAGACCCAGAAGAGATTCTGAATAGTCCAGAAGAAGCTGCAATCGCTGCACAAATTATAGGAATGCAAAATGCTCAACAAGGAACAGGCGAAGAAACTAACCCCACTGGTCAACAACCCACCGGCATGGGAAGCCCTGAAGGATCACCTACAGGACCAGAAGGACCTGATATTACAGGGTCTGGTGGTGGCAACATCGGAACAGGAGCTGTTCCTCAACCGGGGGAAGTGGGCTTTAGTGGAACACCTAGACAAGCTGAGGGATGAAGTTAAAGTAACATTGGAAAGTAAAGAGGAGAATTAATATGCCAGAAGGTAAAGGAACATACGGAAGTCAAGTAGGACGACCACGTAAAAAATATAATGAAGGTTCAACTGAACTTGATATACAAGACGAGTTTGCAAAACTTGGTTCTGTAAGTCCTTCTCCCGAACTAATAGGAGACCCTAACAGATTGGGAGGTTTACCTAATGATGCTTATATAAGAAAACAAAGTATGTTAGAAGATGTAATGACATCTGTAAGACGTAGAAGAGAATTAATGGCATTAGGTATGCCAGAAGATGAAGCCGAAGAAAGTTTAAATACTATTGTACGAAACGCACAAGGATTCGGTGTTACTAGATCAGATGTACTAGGATTAGATGCACAGGTTGTTCAAGAACTTCAAGAAGCAGCATTAGAGCCTTTAAAAATCCAAAAACAAATTGAAGCTCTACAGGGAAATACCGATAGAGTTCCATATGTTAGAGGTGGGATTAGTAAGTTAGCTAAAGAAGCTTCAAAAAAAATAAAAAGTGTGCTTGGAAAAGACGAAGCTATAGAAGGAACAGTTTTGCCTCATAAGGAGGTAGTTAACGAACTTAAAAGATTAGGTTATTCAGACAAAAGAGTTGTCGAGCTTGTAGACGAGTTTGATACGATGAGTCGAGTACCAGACTTTGATGGTGATGATTTATATCAATTTATTGCTCGTGAACAATCTCAAATGCCTGATCTAGATTTAGGAGCAGTTCGTAGAAAATTAAAAACTAACGGAGTAGATGATAGCAAGATTGATGAATTTTTCTTCAAGGTATGGGAATCACCTACTGGTAAAGCAAGAGAATATTACACACGTATACTACAAAACATATTAGATGCTCCTAAGATTGAAGAAGCTACACTTGTACGAGAAGGTTTAGTAGATAAAATAAAAAAACCTCAAGGTAGAAAACCTGACAGTATAATATCAGAAGGTTCTCGAGAATTTGATAGAGAATTTGATATAATGAGAGATCAAAAACGATCAATTATAAAAGCAAATGAAAAAGCACGGTTAGCGAAGGAAACAGCTAAATTTAGAGAAGGAAAACGCTTAACAGATTCAGATGAACAGAAACTTATAAAACATTATCAAAAAGTTAATAAAAGACTCTTTCCTGATAAAGAGGCTTGGGCATGGGAAAACGAAACGAATCCTTCTTATGATCCAGAAGATATGGCAAGACAAATTAAACAATCATATAATGAAATGATAGATGGAACAGCACAGTTTGAAGATGGTTTTTTTATTACAAATGCTTATGGTGTAGATGGGTGGATGAGTTACCAAACTGTTTATGACATATTAGGAAAAGGAAGAACTAAAAAAGCAGAAGGTGGAGAATTAGACGATCAAATGTCTATGCTTATGGAAGGAGAAGAAACTCACACAATGCCAGATGGTACTGTAATGCCCGGTGCAACCCACGAAGAATATGAACAAATGCTTCCAGACGAAGAAATGGAAGAAGATTATGTAGAATATGTTTTTGATTCTACATTAAACCCACAAGATAAAGAATATTTAGAAAATGCTCTCGCAGAAGATGCTAAGTTAAGTGAAATAATTGACCAAGTAGTAGAGAGTTCAACAGAATTTTCAGGTTCTGGATTATTAGAAGGTCCGGGAACAGGAAAATCCGATTCGATACCTGCAAGGTTATCGGATGGAGAATTTGTTATGACTGCTAAAGCAACTGAAGAAATTGGATCAGACAAGTTAATGTCTATGATGAAAGACGCAGAAGCAGCAGCAGACACAAGACAAAAAGTCGCTTATGGTGGCTATATGACTGAAATGGAAAATGAAACAGTTCCTATTCAAACTCTTGGTGTAAGAGAAGCTCGAAGGAATATTCCTCAAGTTGCTCAAACTCGAAGACAAGTTGAAGAAGAAATGTTAAAAGCAAGTCCACGTAGGTTTTATCAACCCATAAGTGGCTAATGAATCGGTAGAGCTACCCTATTAGCGTAGGCACTCTACCAAAGTTAATAACCTTTAGCTACCTTGTAAGATCAAGCCCCTAATTAAGAAGACGTTCTTAGAATAGGCTACCTTGAAGATAGCACAAGCCCTATAAGGAGAATAAAATGGCAGAAGCAAATTTAAATGAAGAAACTTCGCAAGAACCTAAACCAAATCTGTATAATCAGAATAAATCATGGCATACACCAGATGTAATGCCTGAAGATAATCCTCAGAATGCAGATGGTTTATTTATTCCACCTACTAAAACTGAAGCTAATCCTTCAGAAGTAGAGGAAGAAACAGAAGTTGTGGAAAAGGCAAAACCTTATTCACGACCTAATTATAAAAAAAGATATGATGACCTTAAAAAGCATTATGATCAGAGTCTAAATAACTTTAGACAAAGAGAAACAGAGTTGTTACAAAAAGTTACAGCAAATCAACCGGAGTATAAAGCTCCTAAGACTGTTGAAGAACTTGAACAATTCAAAGCTCAGTATCCTGATGTTTATGAAGTGGTTGAATCTGTAGCTCATATGCAGAGTGAAAATCAAGTTGCAACATTGCAAGAAAGATTAGATGCTATGCAAGGACGTGAAACAGAATTACTAAAACGAGAAGCTGAAAAAGACTTAGTTGAAAAACATCCAGACTTTGAAGAACTTCGTAGTAGTGATGAGTTTCATAATTGGGCAGAGTCTCAACCTGAAGAGATACAAAACTGGATTTATAATAATCCTAATAATGCATCTCTTGCTAGTAAGGCTATCGATCTTTTTAAATTAGAAACTGGGTTTAGTGGAGAATCTTCTGGAAATAAAATGCCAACGTCACAGTCTAAAGCTCAAGATGCTGCTGAATTAGTCTCAACAAAGACAACATCTGTAGACACTAATGAGCCTAAGATATGGACACAAGAAGAGATTGCTGCCCTACCTATGGATGAATATGATCGGTTAGAAGCCGAGATTGATCAAGCTGTAAGGGAAGGCAGAGTCAGAGATTAACAAAGTTAGTAATAATATTCGAGGAGAATAATTATGGCATATAACCAATCAGATGCTCTATTTGAGCAATCAACTGATACTAATGGTAACTTTGCGAACTCCGTAAGTGGACAGACGAATGCTTTCTTCATGCCGAAGGTTTATTCTAAGAAGGTTTTAAACTTTTTCAGAAAAGCTTCGGTTGCAGAGGCAATCACAAACACAGATTACTCTGGTGAAATATCTGCTTTCGGAGATACCGTAAGAATCGTCAAAGAACCTACAATTACTGTTTATCAGTATGAAAGAGGTGCTGACGTTACCCAAACTAAACTAACTGATGCAGAAGAAACTCTAGTAGTAGATGTAGCTAACGCATTCAAATTTAAAGTTGACGATATTGAAAAATCAATGTCTCACGTAAACTGGAAAGAAGCAGCGTCTTCTTCAGCAGCTTACGCATTGAAAGATGCTTTTGATGAGGGTGTTATAGCTGAACTATTTAGTGGAGTATCAAGCTCTTCACCTGATCACGTATTAGGTGCTGATGCTGCTGCTGCGACCCAAACTATGGGTCAACACCAAGGTGGTACTAATTCTATAGACCTTACAGGGTCTGATGGAACTGGTGCTGATCCTTTGGATGTCATGGCTTTCATGGCTAGACTATTAGATGAACAAAATGTTCCTGAAGAAGGAAGATGGTTCATTGCTCCACCTTCATGGTATGAGCAACTGTCTCAGTCTAGTTCAAAGCTAATGTCTGTTGACTATAACGCAGGTCAAGGTTCGCTTAGGAACGGTTTAGTATCAAGTGGAAAGCTACGTGGCTTTAATATGTACAAGTCTAATAACATTGCTGCTGCTTCAACTGCAAGTGGTAAAGTGTTAGCAGGTCATATTAGTGCTGCTGCTACTGCACAAGCTATCACACAAACTGAGGTTCTTCGTGATCCTGATAGTTTTGGTGACATCGTTAGAGGACTTCACGTTTACGGATGTGACGTTCTTAGAAGCGAAGCTTTAGTATCAGCTTTCTATGCGATTGACTAATAGAAACTAGTAAGTGGGGGAGGAATCGTGTGTTCACTTCCCCCTTACACTTAAAAGGAAAATAAGATGATAACAACTTGGGATCAAACAGAATTTAAAAAATGGCAAGAAGACTGGTTTAAAAGATATACCAAAAGAATGGATTATTATTTTGGAACAAAGTCAGTTCGTGCAAGAACTAAAAAAGGAACGTATAAGAAAGACGATCCAAAGACTTTACAGAACGAAGCCTATACAAAAGTTAAAAAATAATGCCACAAGTAGGATCAGATTCACAGCCTGTTATTTTAAAAAATAAAAAGAAAGGCAATCAGAAGTTAGGACTTAATGGTAAGTTCTATACAAAAGAGAATAACGAGAAATATGCTGAAGGTTGGGATAGAATCTTTGGTAAAGGAAAATAAATGGCTACAACCTATTTACAATTAACTAATGAACTATTAAGAGAACTAAATGAAGTTGTATTAACTTCATCAAATTTTAGTAGTGCAATAGGAATACAAGGACATGCTAAAGATGTTATTAATAGAGCTTACAACGATATAGTTATGGCAGAACCTCAATGGGCTTTTTTAGCTACAGGAGAAAGTGGATCAACTGATCCTTTTTATGGTAATGTCTATGTAGAAACTACAGCAGGTACTCGTTGGTATGAATTAAAAGAATCTAGTTCAAGCATTACGTCTGACTATGGTTCAGTAGATTGGGATAATTTTTATCTTACTACTATTGGTGTAAGTGGAGCAAGTACTCCTTATACTAGTAGAAATTTAACATTTATTACAACTGAAGAATGGAAAGATCATCTTAGAGAAAATGAAAATATAGATGATGCAGATACTCAAACCTATGGTGAACCTAAGTATATTATTCGTAGTCCTGATGCAAGGAAGTTTGGAGTAAGTCCAATACCTGATAAAGTTTATAGAGTTTGGTTCTTTGCTTGGGATTTACCAACAGCATTAAGTGCTCATGGAGATGCAATAGTATTTCCAGATGTATTTGTTCCTGTTCTTATGGCTAGAGCAAGATACCATTTTCATCAGTTTAAAGATTCTCCACAACAAGCAGCCTTTGCTTTAGAAGATTATAAACAAGGATTAAAACAGATGAGATCATCATTATTGAATCCTACACCTAAATACATGTCAACGGATCATATATAATGGCAACACAACCATACGCATTAGCATGTGAAGGA